AGCGTCAGGGTGTCGATGCTCGCCTTCTGGCGCTTGTAGAGCAGTGCGAGGGCCATGGCTACTCCACGTGCGCGATTGCCTCGCGCACCTTCGAATGGTGCCAGTCCTCAAGGGCCGAACGCACCTGCCCGGCGACTTCACGCTCGCTCATACCGGGATGCGTCTGCACGTTGATGTTGGCTTGAAAGTTGGAGACCACGCCCGCGCCGGCCGTGGGCGCGAGCGCCGACGGGGACATGACCTGCTTTGGGTCGACTGGGTTCATCAAGGCGGCCATGGTGCCGAGCGGGTCGAGCGCAAGCGCGCCGAGCGTGACCGCGCCGTTCGACAGCGAGCCCTTGCTGAAGCTCGACCCGATGCCCTTGGCCAGGTTCTTGACCATCTCGACGCCCGCCTGAAGCGCGCGCATCTCGAGGTCCTCGAAGAACCGGTCGAACTGGGTTCGCCACGTCGCCAGGAAAATGAGGATGTTCGTTCCTCCGCCCTGGCCGAACTTTCCGAACATATCGCCCAGGACCGTCTTCATGTCCCCTTTTAGGAAATGGTAGAGGTCATTCAGCGCGATGAACAGCAGCGCGACCGCGAACGTGATCGCGACGATTGGCGCGGCGGCAGAGAGCCAGGCGGCAGCGGTAGCCAGCGCGCTCGCCACGGCGGCAGCGGTAGCCGCGGCCCACCCGGCAACGGTCGTCGCCGCGGCAGCCGCATTTGCGACGGCCCACACGGTCGCGGCGGCAGCGAGGCCGAAGAAAACCCCCCGGATGATGTTCAGGGATCGGTCCGGGTGGGCGGAGACCCATTCCGAGAAGGCCTTCCGGATGTCCCGGAACGCGCGCGACATCCGCAGGAGCCCATGCAGAACCAGCGATCCGACCCGGTATTTCAGGGCGTCCACCTGCTCGCCCGCCTGCCGCATTTGCAGCTTCCACTCGCGTGCTTCCGCGATGGTTTCCTCGGACAGAACGAGGCCCATCTCGTGGGCCTCCTCGCGAAAGTCCCGGATGCCGTCCGCCCCCTTGTTGATCAGCGGAAGGAGGTCGATCACACCGCGGCCGAAGATGGCTCGCGCCTTCTCGGCCTTCAGGCCCTGGTCGTGGATGTTGGCGAGACCGCCCGCGATGGCTTCGAACTGCTCGTCGGGCTTCATGCGCAGAAGCGCAGAGGTCGAGACCCCGAGACCTGTCAGCGCCCGGCGGGCCTCGGCGCCGCCTTCCTTCGCGGCCTGCAAGGCCGTCGACATGTGGAACATGGACGTTTGCAGCGACTCGGCGCTCGCGCCGGTCGCCTCCGCGGCGTAGGAGAGCTCCTGCGCCGCGTCGGTCGTGGTTCCGAGCCGCTGGGCCAGCTTGTAGGCATCGTTCCCGGCGTTCGCGGTCTCGCGCTCGAGCTCAAGCATTCCGAGGCCCACAGCGGCAAGGCTGCCGACGGTCGCGAAGAGGCCGGTCTTGAGCCCCTCGATCAGTGCCTCGCCCTTCGCGAAGGTGGCCTCGTCAACGTCGAGGCCGAGCAGGGCTACCAGTTCCTTCACAACCATGGCCCTACCCCTTGGACCCGCGGGCCCGTGCTTCCTCGAGTGCATCCATCGCGTCGTTGGCGTCCATCACGTCGTCTAGGCTCCAATGGCTCTCGAGGGCCTCGAGAGTGGCGACCCGCTCAACAATGAGCCGCCAACACATCCAGGGGAGATGCTCTACTCCTTCGACGCGGACCCTTTTTGTTTCGCCGCCATCGCGCGCGCCTTCACGACGAGGCCGGGCATAAAATTTCCGAAGTTCACCTTCAGCGCGAACGCCACCAGTTGAAGGAGCGTGCCGATCTCGCCGGCCATCTCCTCGTCGAAAATGGGCATCAGCAGTTGCTCGGGGAGGTCGGAGCGCGACACGGTGGTCGTCTCCAAGAGCTCGCGCACGAGGCGCTCGAACTCGGCCTCGGTGAGCTTCTCGAACAGGGTGTTCGCCGCGTTCAGGAAGGGTCCCACGTCCTCCTCGAGCAGGGACTTCTCGGAGACGCTGCCGAGACCCCCGCCGATGCGCGCGAGCGCGGGAACGACCGCGCTACTCAGCCGGAAGAAGAGCTTCGCCCCGCGCATGCCCGGAAGCTGCGCCACCTTGAAGACCCGCCCGCCGATGCTCTTCTCTTCCGTCTTTCGCATGGGTCACCCGTTACGACAGGCCGCCGAGGAAGATGCTCGCGTCGGCCAGGTCAAAAACCCACTCGACCGAGGTCGCCTCGTCGGCGCGCTCATAGTCGGGGGTCTTCTGGATCCAGCCCTCGCCGATCACGTAGGACGACCCGTTGATCTCCTTCGTCTGGAACACGCCCACGCCCTCGCCGGTGAGTCGGTCCTGCGCGTGAATCGCGCTCAAGGCGTCGTTGTCCGCGCTCTGAGCCATCAGCGTGACGGTCACCTTCGCGCCGCGGTTGTTCGAGAGCACGCGGACGGTTTCGCCGCTCGCGCCGACCTCTTTCTTGAAGGCGTCCTCGTCCGCCTCGATCTTGATGAAGGTGCCCTTCGCGTAAGAGGTGAGCGGAATCCCGGCGAAGGACGTGAGGTTCTTCTTCGGGTCGATGGTCTTGGTCGTGGTCGGCATGTGCGGATCTCCTTAGGCGGTCAACTGGCCCTTGATGGGCATGACCTGGTTGATTGCCTCGGCCAGCTGGGCGGTCCAGGTGACCCCGGTCAAAACGCGGTTCTGTCGGTCCGTGGGGGACGTCGCCGAGAGCTTCGGGACGGTCACCTTCGGCGCGGGGTCGTTCACGAGTCCGCCGACCTTTACCCCCTGATTGAGGACGTTCTGCAGCGCTGCCTGCGCGATCCCGATCCCGGCGTCGGTGTAGGGCGTCTTCTTCGGCGATTGGGCCTTCAGGGCCGTGAGCACGTCGGCCTGCATGGTGACCTGCAGCCACGCCCGGAAGCGGACCACGTCGATCCACTCGCCGGACGCCACCTTGCCAGGGAAGGTGTTGTTCTGACCGCCGAGGCTCTCGCAGAAGTTGCAGTTCTTGGCGACGAGATTCGCACGGTGCGTGGCCGTGAGCTTCGCAGCGGTTACCTTTGGGGTGGCCATGGCCCAGTTTTCGGAGCCTGCGTCCTGCGCGAGCATCAGCCCGCACATGGCCGCGGCGAGAAAGTCGCCGGCCGCGGGCGAATACCAAACGCTCGAATAGAAGTCGCCCGCGGTCTTGAGGGTCGTCGCAAGGTCCGTGGCGCTTCCGACAACCGTGGTGACGTGCTGTGAGTCGCAGGTGTCGGGGAAGAACTCTTTGAGCCCGCCCTGTGCCTCCGCCCACGTCGCGATTGCAGCCGCCATCAGCTTCGAATTGAAGGCGTTCAAGATGCCGTAGAAGTCGCTGTCCTCTACCGCAATTGCCGCGAGGTCCGCCGCGGCGCCGGGGTCTGCGTGCGTCTGGGTCAGCGCGAGCAGGTCGGGGTTCTCGACGCTGAACGAGTCGAAGTCGCCCGGGTTCGTTTGCGTGTAGGTTGCCGACGTCGTTCCGGAACTGATGAGGTTCCGCCCCTGCGACGTGTTCAGCGCGTCGATTGCGGCCTTGATGCCGGTCGTGATCTCGGTCGTCGTCGCGCTGCTGTCGCTCGTGTACGTCCAGCGCGCGCCGTTCAGCGTGCCGGCATACTCGGTCAGGTTCTGGGCGGTCGGGACGAGGGTGAAGACCTGCGTCGGCTTGTTGGCGAGCCGGCCCACCTTGAACGAGGTCGGGGCCTGATCCTGGCTCATGAGCACGGTCGCGAGGAGGTATGTCGGCCCGGTCAGCGCGAACCCGTCCGTAATCAAGGCGTCCGGCGTGTTGTACGTGCGCACGCGCTGCGTGAAGCCGGCGGGGCAGTCGGCCGCGAGAATGAGCGGGGTTCCAAAGCCCTGCCGGGAAACCGGCTGCTTCGTCAGGGAGATTTGCACGGTCACGAAGTCACTGAGCGCCACGGTTTCACCTCTGGTCCGGCCGGAGCCGATGCTTGAAGAATCGGGTTCATCGTAGCGGGTCAAAATGACCCGCGGCAAGCTGGGCTAGGTGACCGTGATGATCTGCGTCGGCAGCGCCTCGGTCGTGCCGTCCGGGTCCTGAATGGTCCCAGCCGTCTCCACGCTCGCGATATACCCAGTGAACTCGCTGACCGAGCTCGAGACGTAGATTCGCGCGTCGAGCACGGCCCGACCTTCGAAGTCGGCGCCGGCTATCGCGGGCACGTCCTGAACCTGCCCAAGGTCGAAGACGCCCACACCGGCCGCGTCCAGGTTGGCAACCTGGGACGGCAGGGCGGCGGCGAGCCGGATCCCCTCGGCGATGTTCGAAGCCGCCGAGGTCCCACGGGGAACCCCAGGATGCGCGCCGCGCGCAGGGGGCGCGAAGACGCTCACCCGGAAGCCACAGGCCACCATCTGCGTCGCGGAGAGCTCGACTTCCTGGCCTTGCGGACGGCCAAGGTCGTCGGTCTGGACAATCTCGGGGGCGCAGCCCACCGGGACCCGGGTCAGGAGCTCGAGGACGGCGAACGGCTGGCCGTCCGTGGGTCGGCTCACGTTAGGGCCGCCCCAGTAGGCGTGCCGGTTGTCGAAGCCGCTTCCGGCCTTCACGAGGGCCTGAAGCGCGTTCTCAATGGCTGCCCAGTCGGTCGCCACGGCCTAGCCCACCTTCCGAAGGATCACCTTGTAGAAGCCGCCTGTCCCCCAGGTCTCGACGGTTTCGGCCTGCCAGGTCGCGCCCTGTGCGGCCACGAGGTCGGGCGCCGGGAGCACCTGCAGCGCGGTCTCGGTGTAGAGCACGAGCGCCGTGTCGGTCCTGAAACCCTCCGGGAGCCGCTGCAGATCACGTCCCGAGACGGGCTGCAGAACGCCCGTGATGTTGAGGGTCGACGGGCTGCCCTCTGCGGCCTGGCCGGGGGTCGTGTCGAAGTCCAGCGCCCCCGGGCGCGTGACGGTGTAAGGGCTCGCGAAGTCCTCGAGCACGGCCCCGAGGTCGGTCAGGTCGTCGATCATTCCCCGCCCTCCTCGGGCGTCTGGCCACTCAGGACGACCTCGTGCGTGATGCTGCCGACCATCCGATTCGTGTCGACCAGCGGGCGCGGCGACTCTAGCGGGCCGATGAAGTCCCCGCCGCGACGCCGGCTCTTGCGTATCTTCTTCGCAACGGTGCTCGGGGCGTTCGGCACGAATTCGTTGCCCTGCATGACCGCCTGCTTAATGTCGGTCGACATGGCCGTTCCGAGCACGCCGAGCAGCGCAGGAATAGAGAGCTTGTTCTCGTAGACGCGCGCCAGCCCCTTGGCGAGCTTGCCCACATACTTGTCGCGGTTCTGCTCGAAGGTGCGGCTCACGAACGGCCGGGACGGGATCCCCTTCTGCGGCGAGCCGAACTCCTGAATTGTGGCGACCTCTACGTTTGTCAGGTCCGAGCCCTCTCCGTGCTCCTGGTCGGCCACAGCGCCGAGGACACCGGCCTTCACGTAGCTCTCGCGCTGGGCGAGGCTCTTCATCGTGCGCCGGAGCTTCGCGAGGCCCCGGTCGATGTCGAGGACCTTAGGTGCCACTGAAGCTCCACGGGCCGCACGGGACGTTGTCGTAATAGTTATCCGACGGGTCCACGCCGATCCGCGCCTCGGGCAGCGTGTAGAGCATCCGGAGGAACTCCATCCCGTAGGCCGTCGATTCGAGCGACCCGGCGCCGGAGATCTGCGGGACGGCGTAGGTCACGGCGATGTCGCCCACGCGCTTGGACTGCACCGGCCCCGAAGCGCCGTTCGCGCCGCGCTTTGCGACGGTCCGCAGGTGCGCGGCCAGGTACAGCGCGCCGTCGTCGGCCAGGGTGCCCCAGGCGTCGCCGACGGTCTTGTAGGCCCGGTCAATCGAGCGCTGCAGGTCGGCGTCGAGGTCGTTGGCGAAGTCCTTGGCGAACTCGGCCTTCAGGTCAGCGGGGAGGATCGGGCTGTTCACGTGGGGCTCCGGTTGAATAAAAAACCCCCGGCCGTCTGTGGCGACCGGGGGCGGCTGCGCGGCTTACGGGTAGGCCTAGGCCGGGTCTGCGCGCGCCTGACCTCGTGCTAGGCGCCGTCGGCGTAGATGATCGCCTTGGGCTGGGGAACATCGACGCCGCCGACCTTCATCTTCAGGTCGACCTTGAAGCCCTCGCCCTGGCGCTCCGGCTCGAGCATCTCGTTCATGAGCGGCACGAGCGCGCGGACGTTCTCGACCGAGAAGTCGCCCGCGAGGATCCGGTTCAGGCCGCTCGAGATCGACGTGCCGTTGCAGGAGTTCCCGTAGAGGTCCGCGGAACTGTCAGACAGGCGCTCCCACTCGAGGATCTCGATCCCCGGGTTCTGAAGCTTGAAATACTCTTCGATGGACCGGTCGCTGACCGTCGACCGCCCAGTGGTCTGGATGGTCCGACGAAGGGTGGTCGGCAGAACGATCCGCTTCACGCCGAAGACGTCCTTCGTCGTGGTCAGCATACGGGTCACGATGCCGTTGAGGTCGCGCAGGATCTGGTCGGGCGTCTTATTGGCCCACAGCGCGGACGACCCTGCTCCGTCGGTCGGAATCGTGTAGGTGTCCGTCCCGGACAGGGTCAGGAGCCCCGGCATCCCCACCTCGGCGTCGCCGGTGGCGATGAGCGCGTCGAGGGACTGGGCCTGCAGCTTGCGCGCGGATTCGGCGCGCTCGCGGTCCAGGGCCATCCCATACTTGGCGCTCTTGGCGACCTCGTCGCGGGAGTAGCCGAACCCCTGCTTGTAGATCTGGTAATCCATCGACTCTTCGCCGCGGCTGGTCTGCGCGAGCGGGGCCGTGTCGGTGGGCGAAGCGCTGCGCTTCGACTTCACGCCGGACCAGTCGACCTTGCGCCGGGTGTAGCGCTCGGCGAGCGGGTCAAGGCCGGGCAGAAGCTGGACCATCTGCAGGGCCTTCAGCTGCGCGTACTTCGTCTCGTTCACCACCGCGTCAATGTCTTCCAGCTGGCGGGTGAAGAAGACCTGCGTCGCGACGGCGTCGCCGCGGAAGTCCGTGATTTGGTTGTCGGCGATGTACTGCCGGCAGAAGGAGTCGAAACGAGAGCGCTTCATTTGGTGGGTCCTTGGGGTGGAAGGGTGGAATCCGGGTTACGGGGACTCGGCGGCGGCGGACACGTAGAGCTCGACCGCACCGTTCGCCGCGGTGCCGCTGGAGAGGACGCGAGCCCCCTTGAGCCGACGAGCCGACGGCGCCGGAGGAGTGGTCGCGGCCCAGGAAATGGCACCGTCGCCGGGCGACGTGACCGTGAAGGCCTCGCCGGCAACCTGGCCGGTGAGGATCAGGGTCGTGGTCCCGGTCGCGACAACGCGCGCCGTGAACGCGGCGTCGGCAGCCATCGCCGCCTTGAGCCCGGTGACGATCTCGGTCGCGGTCGCGGACCCGTCGCCCTGGTACTCGAACTCGTAAGACGCAGGACGGGTGCCGGCGTCAAGACCATCAAAGCCCACGCGCACGACGTAGACCTGAGAGTTCACCGCGGTCGGGGTACCGGTCGAGACCTGCGCGACGCCGTCCGGGTCCTTGCGGACCGAGCCAATGGCGCCGGTCTGCGCGTTCGCCGAGGCAGCGAACCGAACGAAGACCTTGTCGCCCGGCTTCATGTCTTGGTCGCACTGCGCCCACAGCGCGCCCTCGCACTTGACGGGGAGCATCCGGAGCGCGGGGTAGGCGCTCGTGGTCGCCCCGTTCGGGTTGCGGCCCTGGTCGTTCATCGTGAACCCGACGACGGGGTCGGACGACGCGGCCAGCGCGAGAACGCCGGAGTCGTGCGAGGCGTCCTGCTTCACAGCGAGTCCGACGTCGAGGTCCGCACCGGTGCGGTTCTGCCCCTCGCGGATGTAGCCGCGCCCCTGGTCGGAATCGAATCCGGGCTTCGGCGCGATGGAGTAACGGGAGAACGAGGTTTGAACGGCCATGATCGTCGGTCCTTCGTGAACGGGTGGGGTGGATTACTTCGCGACGGTGGAGCCCCGCCGGAACATCTCGGCGGCCACTTCCTCGACCGTCTTGGGCTTGTTGTCGGGGGTCTTCTGCGCGTCGATGGGCAAGGTGGACGCGACGACATCGGCGACCGATGACGCCTCGTCCGCTTTCTTCACGGCGAGGTCGCAGAGGGCCTCGAGATAGGCGTCGCTCTTCTCGTCGAGCTTCACGTCGACGGGCGCCTGAGTCGCGGCGATGAGCTTGCGCAGCCCCTTGTCGTCGACGCCGTCGGTCTTCGTCTCGGCGCCGCAGACCTTGCGCACGCTCTGCTCGAGGGCCACACGCGCGGTCAGCTCGGCGCGAACCTTCGCAGGGGCCTCGGCGACCTGCTTCTTCGCGGCCTCAAGGTCGACCTTCAGCGCGTCGGCGCGGGCGGCCTCGGCGTCGGCCTTGGCCGCGGCCTTCTCAGCCTCCGCCTTCGCGGCGTCCGCCTTCGCTGCAAGGCTGGCGAGATGCTTCTCGACCGCGGGGGCCAGGGCGTCGGCGACTTCGACCTCGACAACATCGAACTTGATCTTCACGGTGCGGATCTCCGGTGCCGATGCCTGAGGAATCGGCTCTGTGTGGGAAGGTACCATCTCAGCGTCGGCTGCGTCCATTCGGGCCCGGACACTCGGTCCGGCCCGGCCCTGGTCGACGAGGGCAACGTGATTGCCGACGATCCCCCGCTGGACGCAGTCGTAGCGCTGACCGTCGGGCGAGACGCCGGGAGACTCCTCGAGATCGCAGAAGTAGCCGTTCGAAATCTCAAGCTTGCCGCCCTCCATGAGGGCGACGGTGTCCGCGTCGGTCACGAGGATCGACGCACGCATGCGGTCGCCGTCCTGCTTCGGGGCCCCCACCAGGTGACCGACCTGGTAGCGCTTCGTGTTCGTCGCGTCGAGCGGCTCGGGCGGGTGGTCGTTCGTGAACGGCACGGCCTCGAAGCTCCTGAGGGAGTCGGCCTTGAAGACCTCGTCGGGCGGCCGGTACTCGAGCCGGGTGCTCCCGTCCGGTTTGCGGTACGCCTGCACGCCCGTGCGCGCAAGGAAGGCATCCACGCGCATCCAGCCGTTCGGCTCCCGAACGGGCTTGGAAAGCTCCCCAACATCGAAACGACGAACGCGCATGACCCCCAAGCCTAGGCACAGCCGATTCGGGAGCGCAAACCGATGCGTGCGGCATCGGTCAACCGTCGAGCAGCTGGTCGACGTCGGGCAACCCCTGACAGCGGCAGTTCACATCCTGCCCGGGCAGGATGCGCTCGCCGGTGTCGGGGTTCACGAGCCCCTCGCCGAGCTTGTAGACCTGCCCGTTCAGGTTCCGGTGGGCGTCGCGCACCCGGTTGTCACGCGCCGTCGCCCAAACCGCCTGGGTCAGACCGAGCGCGCGCTGCCGGGTGTCGTTGAGGTCGCCGAAGAACTTCCCGACTTGGTCGTTCGCGATGCGCGCGGCGTTCGTCTCGCTCACCTCGTAACGGCGCTCGATCTCGGCCGCGATGGTCGCGGCGCGGGCCCCGGTCTCGATCATGCTCCCGACGGTGTCCGCGAGCTCGGCGAAGTAGCGCTCGGGCACGGTGCGGATCAAGGCGATGTTTTCGGTCGTGAACGCCTCGGCCGCGGTGGCGAGCCCTACGTCGTGAATGAAGGGCGCGACCGTGAGAACGTCCTTGAACTGCGCGGTAAGCTGCGCTTTCTGGAAGTCGGAGGTCCGCTGCGCGACCTGCGCCGCGAGCGGCGCGAGCTTGCCCGGCGTGATGTTGCGCGCAAAGCGAGCCGCGATGCCGTGCACGGCCGCCCGGACACGTGCGGCGGCTGTCGCGTCGCTGTGCTCCGGCCGCAGTTCGTGAACCAGTGGAAGCAGGTCCTCGGTCACGAGCGCGTGGGCCTCGGCCATAAGCGCGCGCAGCCGGGAGAAGTAGAACAGCCGGATCGAGTCGGGCTGCAACTGCCGGCGGACCGGGCGCCGCCGTTTTGACGTGGCGAAGGCGGCGAGGGGCGCGCGCATGGGCTACTCCTTCGCGGGCGGCTTCTTCGCAGGGTCCCCGGGGGCGGGTGCGGGGTCCTCGAGCGCCTTCTTCGCGCCGGCCGCGCCGAGCGCCGCAGGCCCTTCGGGGTCGGCCTCGCGTCCGGCCACGGCTGCCGCGGCCTCGTGCTCGGCCTGGGTCTCCATGAGCGTCTTTCGCTCGTCAGGGTCGATGCGCGTCTCGAGGCTGTAGGTGTCGCCGCTGAACCGCTCGCGCGCAACCTCCTCCGGCATCAAGATGCCGTTCGAGACGTAGAGCGCGTCGGCGTTCGCCACGTCTAGGCGCATCTTCGCGATCTCGGCCGGGGTCATCTGCCACAGCGGGCGGAAGACGATGTCCCAGTTGTCGGGAAGCTTGCCGCCGGTGGGGCCGTCCTTGGCCAACATGATCAGCGAGTAGATCCGCCGCAGGATGGTCCGGAGTACCTTCTCTTGAAAGGCCGCAACGTGGTCGTAAAACCATCGGATGTCGCTGTCGCCGGTCGCGTTCAGGCCGCTCGGGGCCTGGCCCATCAGTAGGGACACGGGGAAGCCGGCCGCGGCGGCGAGCCGGAGCATCAAGCGCTCCAAAAGCTCCGGGAGCCCCGCGACGCTCACGCTCTCGCGCTTGTATTCCTCCTTCGTGTCGATGATCTTCGCGCGATTGTTACTCGAGCCGAACTCCATCGCGCTCAGGCGGTCGTAAAGCGTGACCGTGGCGTTGTGCAGCCCGGCGGCCTGCTTCCCTGCGGCGAGCAGCTTGGCGAGCTCGAACGTCTTGAACACGGCGGGCGCGAAGTCCTGCACGAGCACGTTGGTCGCCCGCATTGCCGCCTGGAAGTCGGCGAGGGGCTGCCGGATGCGCGCGAAGATGCTGTCGTCCCATCCGAGATGGACCGCGTTCACGAAGCGCGAGCGCGGGGTCGTGATGGTGCCGGGAAACCGGATGACCCGGCTCTCGTGGACCATCGGGAAGCTGGCAATCACAGACCCCGGCGGGGCATTCAACGGGACCAGGTGGTAGACCGCGACCTCCCCATATTTCGGCTGGGTAATGTCCCCGTACCACCGCGCCGGGATGAGC